CACGGACCTGCGCCACTATGATGGCGCCGATCGACATTATGCGCTCAAGGTCCTTGTTGTCGTCGGTGACAACGGTCCCCATGCGCCCATGAGCCATCCATGGGGCGAACATGAGGGCGTCCTCACGGGTGGACGCGTGGAACGTGCCGACGGGGTAGTCCCCCACATGCCAGAGAGCGACCGTCCAGTGGCCCCCGTTTGTGATGGAGGAGTCAGGGTTGACAGTGATGGTGATGGTGTTTGTCATGGTAAACCTTTCTTCCGGCCTATTGCCCGACCGGAGGGGCGGGTATTATAGATATCGGTTGAAGAACCCAACTTTTGTTTGTTGTTATGTATATATTATATACATATAAATATAAATGTCAATAGGGAAAATGACAATTGTTTGAAATTGCCCTATGAGATAGATATACTGATATAAGCCTGACAGAGGCAATCACCCGGGGCGCTCAAATCGAGCGCCCCTATTTGTTTTAAGGAGCAGAAAAATGGAAAACGATTGGATGAATTTGCTTATGCAGTGTGCATCGGTGGTTCTCAACGCGGTGCTGGCGGTGGCTCTGCCCTATCTGCTGATTGAGGTCATCAAGTGGGTGCGGGCAAAAAAGTCGGAGGCCTTCGCGCGGGTGTCGAACGAACAGCGGCAGATGATCGAGCAGGCGGTACGTACCGCCGTTCTGGCGGCTGAGCAGCTCGGATTGGCGGGAAAGGTTGAGGATAAATTTCGGTACGCCTGGCATGTGGCCGACGGCTGGCTGATGGATCGCGGACTCAACATCGATGCTGATATGCTTGAGTCGGCCATTGAGGCTGCCGTTTTTTCCGAGTTCAACTGGGGCAAAAAGCCTGCTTTGCCTGAGCCGGAACCACCGGCCGGGGAATAGCCATGACGCAGGGCGAATCAAAGGCCATGGCACTGATGGCCCAGAAAGTGGATCAGATGCAAGCGGGACAGTCAGAGATATTAAACCTGCTGAAAGAGCAGGGAGAAGCCATCCACCGGATCGAAACCGAGCAATCGGCCCAGGGTGCGCGCCTGGATCAGCAGGACAAGACGTTGACCCGACATGAGGGTGCGCTCGACCACCTGCGCGGGCGCGATTGGTTCGCCGGCGTGGTGGCTGCTGCGATTGGAGCTGTGGTTGGATGGCTGAGACCGTAAACGAGATCAGATTTACCGCAGCCGTGGAGCAGGTGCGAACGCTTACAGATGGCGGCATCCGCGTAACCCTTGACCTGCCAGAAACAGCGATCCCGCAGATGGCTATGCTTGCAGAGTGCAAGCGCGAAGGAATCCCACTGGTGTTTACCGCCAGGGTGGACGACGGTTTAGACGGCGAGGAAACCGAAAATGGAAAGAGACGAAAACGGAAAGTTCGTTAAGGGCAATCCGGGCGGGCCAGGGCGACCGAAGAAGGAGCGGGAAGAACGCTTTTACGAAATCACCCTTGAAACCGTCACCTTTGACGAGTGGCGCGAGGTGATCAGAAAAGCCCTGGCGCAAGCCAAACGGGGAGACCCGCAGGCGCGCAAGTGGCTGGGCGATTATCTCATGGGCCAGCCGGTGCAACGTCACGAGGTGACGGGCGAAAACGGCGGAGCAATCCAGGTTGATCATTTCAGCCGGATGCTGGAAGTGGTGTATGGAGATAAGCGCGAATAGCCTTGAGGCCTACGCAATCGCAGCCATGCAGGCCGGTTGTCCGAGAGACCAGGTAGAGCGGTTTATCGGCGCCGGCTATGTTGCTACTCCAAAGCAGCTTGAGTTTCACGCGCTGGCCCGGGCAGCAGATAAGCCTGGCGGCCCTACGGATATCTTGTGTGGCGGCGCGCGTGGTGGTGCCAAAAGCCATGCCATTATCGCCCAGGTTGGCATTGATGACTGCCAAAGATACCCGGGGTTGAAATGCCTGTTTCTCAGGCAGACGCAGAAAGCGGCAAGCGAGAGCTTCCAGGATTTGGTGCGCCGCGTGCTTGTGGGTGTGCCGCACCGCCTGACTGAGTACAAGATCGAGTTTCCCAACGGCAGCCGCGTGGTTATCGGTGGGTATAAAGATCCAAAGGACATTGAAAAGTACATCGGCATTGAATACGACATGATTGTTATCGAGGAGCTGACCCAGATACCAGGTGATCGGATTGATTTGCTCATGGGTAGCCGGCGCACCAGCAGATCGGACGGATGGCGGCCGCGCACCTACGCCAGCACCAACCCGGGTGGAGTCGGTCATGCGGATGTAAAAGCCAAGTACATCATCCCATACCGCAGCAGCGCGGAGGCCTTGACCCGTTTTGTGCCGATGACTTACCGCGATAACCCGTTTCTCAATCCAGAGTACAAGACCTGGCTTGAGAACTTGACCGGCCCGACCGCCAAAGCCTGGCGCGATGGCGACTGGGATGTTTTTGAGGGGCAGGCCTTCCCCGCGTGGAACGAGGAGCGGCACGTGATCAAGGGCAGGTTTGACATTCCGAGTCACTGGCTGCGGGTGCGCGGTGTGGACTGGGGATATACCAGCCCGTTTGCCTGCCTGTGGGGTGCAATCAACCCGGACAATGGCCGGGTGATCTTATACCGCGAGTTGTACGCAACGCAGCTTACCGACCGCCAGCAGGCAACCCAGATTGCGCAGCTGACCGGACAGGAGCGCATTGCCATGACCTACGCAGATCCATCCATGTTTACCAAACGCACGCAGGATCTGGCGGTATCCACGGCTGATATTTATGCCGCGAATGGTGTTTACCTCACGCCGGCAGACAACGACCGCCTATCAGGTAAGCGCAAGATTGATCGGTTGCTGGGCGACATGCAGGACGGACTGCCAGGGCTGATGGTACACGAGAGCCTGACAGAGTGGCGGCGCAGTTTCCCGCTGCTGATCTTTGATGACAAAAAGCCGGAGGACATCGACACGGACACAGATGATCACCTGTACGATGCCTGCCGGTATCTACTGACATCGGCCAGAGAGGCCACACCTCCACGCAAGGCGCAGCCCAACCCCTGGCTGGCCGTGAAAGGAATATGACATGGGCGAAACTGATTTTACGATTGTGCAGACGAGAGCAAACGAGCTGAAAGACAGGTACGCCCAGCGTAACACCTTGCTGGATGACCTTGAGAAGATGGTGCTGATGGACTGGGGAGATGCACCCAGCCGGGACGGTATCAAGAAAACCGTAAGCCCATCTGCGCGTAATGCAGTTCTGGGTGCAACCCGCCTGCTTACCGCTGCCCGGCCACAGTACAGCGTGAACCGCGATAAAAACTCGCAGGAAGGCGGAGACAAGGCCGACCAGATGGAAGCCTTCGCCGATGCCATCCTGTACGTTTCTTCCCGCTTGCGCCAGAACCCGCTGGAATACGACGCCGCATATTCTGCCTGTTTGTTTGGCATGGTGCATATGTCAGTAACGTCAACGGCCGACCTGCTGGAATCCACGAAAAAGGGCGGGGACAAGGCGGCCGTAAAGCGGCTGGAGCGCATCGCAGCCATGACCCCGATTGTGTACGACGTTTGGGACCCGCGCGCAGGCTATCCAGAGTATGACAATGCTTTGGGGCTGTCTGCATATTATCGCCGCGTGAAGATGCGCGCGGGGGCACTACTCGACCGCTGGGGACAGGCTGCGATTGCTGCCGGCCTTGACCCGATGAAGCGCAATGAAGAGGTCGATTACTGCGACTGGTGGGATGATATCTACCACGTTGCGTGGATTGATGGTAAGAGCCTGCCGCTGCTCAACGCAGAACACAACCTGCCCGTGATCCCGATTGTCGCCGTGAATATTGAGGGCAGCTTCCTGCATGCCAAAGAGGAACAGCGCATCCAACCCATTCTGTTTGGTATCAAAAAATCCGGTGTGTGGGAGCGCGAAAACCTGGCGCTGACGGTTATGTCATCCAACGTGTTTGGTCTGGCGGCCAACCCCACGATGGTTTACCGCGCGACGCAGGGAAAGAACACGCTGTACATTGACCACAGCCAGCCGGGCGGCGTGGTGATCATCGAGCCAAACGAATCACTGGAGCCGCTGAACAAAAACCCCATCGATCCCGCAGTCTGGGAACTGTACCGCACCATGGGCCAGCTTGTTGAGGAATCATCCATTTTCAAGCAGACGCTGGGCATGCCGCTGGGCGGTGACCGTTCGTTCTCCGAGACTGCGTTGCTCAACCAGGCTGGCCGGTTGCCACTTGTGCCGGCGCAGCGCAAGCTGGGGGATGCCTTCGCGCAGGCAGCCATGATCGCGCTGGAGATTGTCAAAGCTGGACGCAAGAAGTCGAAGGTGCAGGGGAAGAATGGCCCGCTGGAGATGAAGCCCGCCGATATCCCCGATGGTTTGCTGATGGAGTGTCGGTTCGGTATTGATCTGCCACAGGACGAGCGGGCAAACGCGGCCATGGTGGCGCAGCTTACCTCCCGCGCTGACCCGAAGGTATCGCTGGAATGGGCGCTTGAGAACCTGCTGAACGTACAGCGGCCGAAGGAGATGATCAAGCAGATATTCGCCGAGCGTTACACCCTGTCACTTCTGGAATTTGAGTACCAGAAGAAAATGGCAGCCATGCAGCAGAAGATGCAGCAGGAATTGCAAGCCGCACAGACGCAGGGGCAACCGCAACCCGGGCAGGGTATGCCTCCGCAGGGTATGCCAGGACAGATGCCGCCAGGTGGAATGCCGCCAGAGCTTATGGCGATGATGCAGGGCGGCGGGCCACAGCTACCGCCGGAACAGGCAGCCTTGCAGCAGGGGCAGGTGATCCCACCGAGCGCCCAGGGTGGCGTGCCAGGTTTGCCGATGGCTGGGCCACAAGACCCCGGCATGATGGGTATGATGCAGGGCGGAATGCCGCCGGAAGGGATGGTGTGACGTGCCGATCATGTTTGATGTTACCGACGCCGAGGATATCGCCATGCTGGGCGAGACGACCGCGAAAGAGGTTATCGGCGAGGTTGACGCGAAGTGGCATGAGCCAGAGGTACGGCGAGGGCTGGCGATGATATTTGGCGGGATGCCGCCGCAGGTGATGGATACCATCAAGCAACGACACCCGAAAGCATACCAGCGCGTGATGGATGCGTTGGAGAGAGGAAAACAAAATGGCGCTTAAATACAACCCGCAACAGCGAAAACAGGCGGGCGGAGGCCCAAATGACCCGAACATCCCGATTGAGCCGAAGGGGATACAGCAACCGCTGCTTATGCCAACAGACGATCTGAAAAACAGCACCTTTACCAATCGCCCGGTCTACAACGGATTGACGGGCGGGCTGTCCATGGAGCCATCTGTGCCCAAAGTTCAGCGTCTGGCGTGGATGACACCAAACGAACGGGCGCTAAGGCGCAACGGCGCTCCCATGCGCCTGCCTGGATCGCCGGGCAACACTCCCAATGGATCGCGGGCTTCGATGCGTGGAGCCGGACAGTCGCCAGACGAGGAAGGCGGCGGCAATGCCGGTGCAAACATGGGCGGCGTGCAAACCACCATGCCAGACACCAAACAGGGGCAGCAAGACCGGCTGCGTGGACTCATACCGAAGGATTGGAATGGTCGGATGCTGCCGGACAGTATGGCGCAAAACTCAGACCTGCCCTTCTCGCTGTACTTCTCGCCATCATTCCGGCCGGTCGGGGCCAACTTCAGCGGCTTCCCAACGCTCGCTGACATTTACCCGTTCCTGTCACCCGGCGGAGGTCTTGCCGGTTCGAACCCCGTTGGGGTGAACGTGTACGGATACAACGACGACGGATACCGAAAATGGTACCGCAGTGGCGGCAGTGGAATTTCGTATCGGGGAAGTCCAAGCCCGTGGTATCAGACTCTGATCAATTGGCGCATATAACAACGCAGGAGGCGAACCTTGCCAAAGCCCAGATACCTTGACCGTCCAACGACAAACCCGCACGACCTGCCAACTGGACAGGGCAGCCAGATCATCAAAGGCCCGGAACGACAACCTGAACCGCAGGAGCCGAATCGGGAGATACTCAGCGGCTGGTCGCCCATGCGGGAGCAGATAGCGTCCGCCTATGGTTATGACCAGTGGACAATGCCCGACCCTGATGTATTTGCGGCTCGTCATTCAAGGCCGGGTGTGCGCGATTTTACGCCTGGGTCAACGGCGCTGCCCGCTTATCAGGCCGGATTCTGGGATGACCCGCAGAACATCATTCGGTATTATGGCGTACTCAAGGCAACGCCGCCCGATACTGCGACCCCTGGATGGCTTGACCCTGTGGGCATCGAGGCTGCCTATAAGTACCTGGCCTTGCAAAACGCAGGTAAACCGGAGAGTGCATGGCAGTTCCCGACCGAGACCGACCCGCTGCGACAGATGACGGGAAGCTGGGCGCTGCCACCCTTGGAGTTCATCCCCGACAACCAGCGTGCGAAATGGGCGGGTTCGACCTACAGTTTGCAGGAAATTGCCGCGCAGTCCTTCGCCGCACCGCAGCCAGCACCCACCGAGGACATGGTACACGGCATTCCCGTCAGCCAGTGGGAGCAACTGGAGGACTGGCAGAAGGTTGTCATCCCCATCATGAACAGCGGGGCGGCCATGGGCGCAGCGACAACACTCCCGATGGCTGCCCTGACCACAGGCGACCTTCGCAAAGCCGCGATTGGGGCCGCGATTGGCGCTGGTATTGGTACGCTGGCAACAGCAGGGACTGGCACGCTGGCCCGTGGTGTGCTGGAAGTCCTGAACCTTCCCGCTGATACCGTTGAGCGCGTGACAGGTACAGTTGCACAGTTGCTGGGCAGCCTGATTGCACCCGATTGGTACGGCGACGCAAGCGAGATTCTCAACGACCTGGGCGCAACGTGGCAGGCAAGCCAGTTTGCATATGAGCAGGCCACCATGCAGATTACCAAAGGGCGCACCGTGTATCTGGGACAGCCCGGCGAGCAGCAGTTGCAAGCTGGAGAATATGGCCTGTTTGGGCTGCGCGACGCAAGGCGCACAATCTCAGAGCTTGCCGAGCAGGAAGCCATGACCCAGATGCAGCTGATATTCAACGGCCGGAGCAGCGCCAGCCTGACGGAATTGGAGGACATGATCCGCGCCCGCACCGGCTTTGTTGGTATGGTCGGTGATCTGTGGTTCCAGATGTTCGGTGATCCGCTGAATGTCACCCCTGTGGCGTTCAGCAAGATTGGCGGGAAACTGGCGAAGGCCGGCACACCGCTTGCCAAAGCGTTTGAGGCATCCCGTGGTGCTGGTGTGTTCGGGCAAACAGGCGGCGCAGTGGACACCCTGCGCATGTACAGCTCCATCCTGCGCACCATGCCGATGGATGAGGTTGCAGACCTTGAATGGGTGGCGCGTACTCTGGGCGGTGTGTCCATCGAGGCGGGCAAGCCCATCCCGACGTTGTTGCGCAAACCCGGCAAGCTGCTTGGACTGATCAGCCTGACACCCCGCAGCCGTGCAACCGAGATTGTCTTGCGGACAACCGACAGGCTAAAGCTCGAATTGTCGGGCGAGAGCAACCCGGAAGCCATGGTGCAGTACGTCAACGGGCTGGCGAACGGCAACCCGGCAGAGGTTGGAGAGATTGCCCGTGTGACGCAGACGGCAGAAGGCGCAGTATTCCCGCTGGCCTTGCGGGATGCAAGGAAGAAAATCAAAGACTTCTACGAGAACGCATGGGTAATCCCTTCCCAACAGCGCGCAATGTTGAGCCGCATTGCAATGACGCTGGAGATTGACCCTTACAAACTGCTTGGGGACATTGCCAACAACCGGAAGGATGCAGACGCATACCTGAACGTGTTGCGCAACCGCCTGCGCGAAGCGGGAGACACCCAAACGCTGGCAGGGTTGGAGGGCATGACCGGCCGCGACCTGATGACACTGGTTGACCCGTTCATCAAGGGCAGTTGGGTGATCAGTCCAGAGGAGTTCAAATACCGCCTGATTTCCATGTTGACCGAGGAAGTGGAAAACTGGACAACGCAGTGGCTGGGCGTGAAGCCCGACCCGCTGGCTATCCGGTTGAGCAATACCATCAAGAACGCACAATCGCTGGTACTGCTGTCGCTGAACCCGAATTACCTGATCAACAATGCCCTGAACAACGTTGTAACCCAGGCGTTCACCGGAACATTCGGCGTCGAGAGCGTTGCCAGAACCGATGCTTTCTGGCGCGATTTCGGTGTTATGCCGCAGCGCATGAACGCAGGTACTGGCGGTGTTGCCGCCATGGGCGACGATGTGGCCGGTATTTCTGCCGACATTCCTGCTGAGCGGCGGGCAGTCCTCTCCGGTGATTACCAGCCCGGCGAGATCATCCGTGGGGCAAGCACAAAGGAAGGCGCGCTCAATTCGATTGACCGCTTCTTCCGGCGCGTGGGTGATTGGGCGGGCAGCGCAACCGCATTGAGCCAGCGGGCAGAGAGATGGAGCAGCCGGCAGGCTTTCACAGTATCCACCCGCAGGGCATGGCGCAACCTTCACCGTCAGGGTGTGGGATACCGGCGCATGCCCACAGTACTTGAGCAGGGCTTGCGCGAAATGGGAATTGACCCCGAACACCTCTATGCGGCCATCAATGCTGGTATGAACCAGGCGCAGATTGAACGCAACCTGTGGGACAAGATGAGCTACGGTGCGCTTGAACGGTTTGCGTCACCAGCAGAACGCGATTTGCTGGTACAGGCTGGTTTGTGGGACATCCTGCAAGAACGCACGAGGACCGCCAAAACACCGCAGGAATTTGCGCGCGCGTTTGACGAGGTGGTGACACAGGGCGAGCGGCGATTGGACCAGATGACCATTGAGAAGCTGGAATACGACACACAGGAGGCGTTCGCCCGTGTGAGCGGCGAGGGCTTCCAGGCGGCGGTTGAGATGTTTGACCGCATCTGGATGGATCATCAAGATTTCTGGCTGGCCCACTTCGATGACATGGAAAACATCTACCGCACCGCCGAGGGCATGACCAGCACGGAAGCGCGAGCGTACAAATTGCAGCAATTCCAGCGGTCACAGGCGCAATGGCGCAGGCAGTGGGAAACCACCAACGCCCGCTTGCTTGGTGTGGTGAAAGCCATGACCAGCCCGGATGGTGGAATTAACCCAACATCTGCGCGGGTGGTTGACATCATGATCGGGCTGCAAAGCAACTGGGGCGCTTTCTTCGACCTGCGCGGTCGGCTGAATGAGGCTTACAACGCATGGGCTTATGGCGGCGGTCCGGCAGATGAGGCGTTCCTGCGCGCTGAACTGTCAAAGGTGCTTGGCGTTGAGGTGACGGGAGATATTGAGTACGGCATGGTGCGCGAAGCCGTTACCACGGCATACCGCCAGCACACAGCCGTTGAGGCCGGTTTGCGTGGAGAGATTGACGAGATTTACTCCGACCTGTTTGGTCGGCAGTTTGGCAGCCGAGAAGCAGCGGACGCATGGCGCGTTGGCGTCAACCAGGTACGCGGGCTGATGATTGAAACGCAGATGTACTTCCGCACCGGCGACCCGACCGGACTGGCTGCGCTGGGTGAACAGGGTTACGCTGCGAAGGCAGCCGTGGACGCCATTACCGGCGGCAAGCCAGTGAGCAAGACAGAGAACCCCAACGCTGCATGGAAGCGGTTTAACGACGAGATTTACCGCAAGATGGTTGTTGAAGAAATGACCGCCAACCAGCAGCGCGCGGGTGAACAGTGGGATGCAAGCCAGAACCCGGCACCCCGACCGCCAGAACCGCCGGCGCCACCAATGGCAGCAATGGAACCCGAATTGCCAATGGCAGCAGCGGCGGCGGTCGAGCCTGAAATGCCACCAGCCGCCGCTTTGGATCAGCCGTTGCCGCCGGAAGTTATGGAAGTTGCGCCTTCACCAGAACAGATTGCATTGACCGAAACCGAGATACCGGCTGCGGCAATGGATCAGGTTCCGGTGATGGATGTTGCCAATGTGGAAGTACCCGCACCCGATCCTGTGCGCCCGATTGACCCCGCGCTTGAGGATGCTGTGTTCAGGGCTGCGGAAGAATATGGTTACGTTCGCACGACCAAGGCCGGCGCAACCAACCGCGCTTTCTTGAAGAACATCCTTCGCAAATACCTGGGCGTTGACGTTGAACGACTGGACGAAGTGAACCCGCAGGACGTTACCCTGGCGTTTGAGCGCCGGCGCGTTGCCAAGCTGCTGGGCGAGGAGCAGATGACCCCCGAAGCCATCCAGCGCGTTGATGATTACCTGCGCGCTGAACGTGTGCAGGAATGGGCGCGCGAGACCGAATCCAGGCAGCAGGCCATGCAGCCAGCCGCAGGCACGTTCGGAGCATCCCACCGCGAGGCGTTCGCCAATGACCTGCGCGAAGTGTTCAACCTGCCAGAGGAGCAGGCCAACGCCCTTATGACCATTTTCGACGGATGGAGCCGGTACTGGGCGAAAAAGACCGGTCGCCAGCCAGAGGAGTTCTATACCCTGTTTGCCGGTATGCAGCGAGGCAATCAAGGCCAGTTGATGCAGCAGGCCAACCAGGCGTGGTATTACTCGCAGCTCATGCGCACCATCGAAGCCAAGATGCCAAACAAGGCAACGCCACAGCAGATCATGGGCATGTTGCGCGGACAGGTGAAGGCTGACGAATTGGAATGGACAGGCTTTGAAGCATGGCTGTGGCGGCAGCAAGGCCCGGTTACCCGTCAGCAGGTGTTGGATTACCTGCAAGAAAATCAGGTGCAGATCGAGGATCGTTTTGAGTACGATGAAAGGCAGATAGAATACCAACGCGAAGAGCTTGAAGGATGGGAAAACGATCGCAGATTAACGGAAATGGACGTTGAGGCTGGGAGAATATCCAATGCAGATGAGGTGTTTGCGCGGATCGATGAACAGATTGCGGCCGCCCGAGCATTGCTCGATGTTGCCCAAGGTACCCCATCGCCAAAGTATAAAAGATATTCTCTTCCTGGGGGAAGTCAATATAGAGAATTGCTTATCACTCTTCCTAGTGCAAGTGAACGCCTTGCAAATCAGCGTAGAGAGTTGATGAATGACTCTGAATTGAGGGATTTGGCCATTAGGCGCGAACGAGCCTTAGTAGATAGTTACGAGCTTGACGGAGAGGCAAGTGAGGCGGCTACACAAGAATGGCGGAGGCTATACGGCCTTTATCAGCAGCGTCTTAGTGAATTGACCGCCAATATTGACAAGAGAATGGTCGCATCTGACGAATATGAGTCTCCTCACTTTGGGACACGAAATATTCTCGCGCACACTCGCCTTGCTGAACACGTTGATGTTGACGGTCGGCGCGTGTTGTTGATTGAAGAAATCCAAAGCGACTGGCACCAAGCCGCGCGAAGAGGAAGTAATGTTCCACCTGCTCCATTCTCTGGGAGCTGGGAAGAACTTACCCTTAAGCGCATCATGCGCTGGGCGGCAGAAAACGGTTACGAGCGCGTTGCGTGGACAACCGGAGATATTCAGGTTGAGCGATACAGCCTATCCCAACAACTTGATACCATCGAATGGGCTGCAAACGAGGATGGATCGATAATGTTGATTGGCAGCAAGGGCGAACGCGAAACATTTAACGAGAATGTATCCGAAAACGCACTTGCCGATAAGATTGGCGTTGAAGCGGCCAAGCGAATCCAGGCGGCCCGCGAAGCTGGCCAGACAACCGGAAGGCTCGAAGGCGAGGCGCTGGAAGTCGGCGGCAGTGGCATGCGTGCTTTCTACGACCAGAAAATACCCAACATCGTACGCAAGATGATCAAGAAGTGGGGCGGCACACTGGGGCAAACGACCATTACGGCGGGAGACCGGCAGTACACCGTACCCGCCTTCGATGTGACTCCGCAAATGCGCACCGACGTAATGCAGGGACAGCCGTTGTTCCAGCCCGGGCAGCCTGGCAGGATCAAGGGTGCAACAAGTTGGCTGGAAGATGGCCGCGCGTTGATTTACGCAATGGAGAACGCAGACGTAAGTACAGCCATCCACGAGGTTGCGCACGTGTGGTTGACCAATTTGCCATCCATGCAGCCCGGCGCTTTCAATGCCGACATGGACGTTATCACGGGCTGGTTGGCAGAAAACGGAATCCAGGGTCTTTATGATGTCAACCCGGATGGAACGTACAAATGGGTCAATGATCGGGCCACTTACCGCGAGGCGCACGAGATGTTTGCCCGTGCAGTGGAGCGTTACTTTGCCGATGGCGTTGCGCCAAAACCTGCATTGCAGCGCGTGTTTGACAACCTCAAGAGCTGGTTTGTGCAGATTTACCGCGTGATCACCGGCAGCGACATTGACGTGAAACTATCCGATGGCATGCGCCAGATGATGGATCGCTGGTTGAGTGTTGAGCCGGAAGATTTGCCGCAGTCAGTGTTCACCAGGCCAAGCGCAACGCAGTTGCGCGACATGATCACCCAGCGGAAAATCCGCGCCGTTGTTGGTGATTCCGTCGGCGTGATTGATGGCATTAAAGGCTTTTCGGTGCGCATTGGTAACCGGACGCATGACATCGGCGACATTGATGGACTTTATGACGACACCACCGGCGACATGATCTGGCGTGACCGCGCCAGCGTTACCCAGTTGGGAGATTCCGCCTACGAAGCACGGGCGGGAGTGTCAACCGACAACGTAATGAACTGGGCGAACGCCAATCGCACCGAGATACCCGGCATGGCAATTGAGACCGATGGCGGGAAAATTGCCCGCGTCACCATCAATGGGCAGGAATTGCCACGGTTGGGACAGGGTGCGGAGCGGTCGGTGTTTGACATGGGCGACCGTGTTCTTCGCATTGATAGCGAGGAAAACATGGCCGGATCATCCTCGACAGCATTTGAGTCTTACTTCATCGAGAACGCCCCGGAGGAGATCCGCCCGTACCTTCCGCAGATTTACGCCAGTGGGTACACCACGGACGCAAACGGCAAGGTGTATCACTACCAGGTGGTCGAAAAAGTGACCCCGCGCGAAACCATGACACCGGAAGCCATGCAGGTAAGGCAGGCGATGGATGAATGGGCACCGCAGGACACGCGCGACCGAGAAGCGAATTTTGTTGATAGGTTGGGGTACGACATGCACCCGGAAGCCGTGCGGCCAATCGTTGACGGATTTGTATTGCTCTACGACCGCCACGTGCCTGGCAATTATGGGGTTACGGCTGATGGGCGCACGGTGCTGATTGATCTGGGTGCGAACCTGATGGACAAGCGCCCGCGCCTGAAAGATACGGCGCTATTCCAGGGCAGCCGCGATACCTACGCCTTCGGCGTGCAAGACCCAGGCAAACGTTATCAATTGCGTTATCGCGTGGTTGACCTGAACGATCTGGTATCCAGTCACAGTCACCGCACATTTGCGGAAAATCCCGACTTCCCGCAGGAATTGCAGCCGCGCGACCGCGCACGGGCAGCCAATCAGACGCAGATCATGGAAATGATCAATAGGTTTGACCCGCTGCGCGTCATTGCTGATACACGCTCAATTCAGGAAGGCGCGCCGATCATCAACACCGGTATGCAGGTGGAGAGCGGCAACGGGCGAACAATGGCGCTGCGCCTGATCGCAGAGGATTACCCGAAGAAGTGGCAGGAGTACCTGCAAACACTAACAGACAACCTTGACGAATTTGGCCTGACCGCCGATGACATGGAAGGCATTGAACGGCCTGTGTTGGTGCGCGAACGGCTGGACGATACCCCGGCGGTTGACTTCGTGGAAGATGCAAACAGCAGCGCCGTGATGACCCACAGCGCCGGCGAGCAAGCCAGCATTGATGCGCGCGCGCTGACCGGCGACCTCTTGCGTCTGTTCGAAATGGGCGAATCTGGGAACCTGGCAGATGCGCTGATGGCCGATTACAACGCCCGCTTCGTGAGTGAGTTTATCGCCACGCTGCCGGTAAATGAGCGCGCAGGCATGTTGACAGGAACCGGTGCGCTGTCAAACGAAGGCGTGCGCCGCATTGAAGCCGCCATGTTTGCCAAGGTGTTCCCGGGCGAAGCCGGGGATCGCCTGCTGCGCGCATTTGCAGAGGGCGAAGGCAGCATGACAAGGCTGAACAATGAGCTGCGGACAACCCTCCCCGCCTGGGTGCGCATCAAGCAGATGGTTGAGACCGGCATGCTCGATCCAAGCTACGATATCACCGATGACGTTGTTGCCGCCGTGGATCTTATCGCGCGCCTGCGCAAGCAGAAGATGGGTGTGCAGGAGTACCTGAAACAGATCAACGCTTTTGATGATGTCAATGACACCGTGCGCTTTTTGCTGGCGTTCTTCGACAAGGTAAACAAGCGTAATACGTCCTTCCGCAAACTAATCTTTGGTTATGCAGAACGCGCAGCCATGCAGGAACCGCCAGGACAGGCGAGCTTCATTCCGCGCACGCAACCGGGCGAATTGCTATCTGTGTCTGCTGCCGCCGCCGACGAAAGCGCGGCTGGCATGGCTGCCCCGGAAACGGTACTTGCCAACACCCCGCCACCGCAGATGATGCCAGAACAGGTGCAGGAACCTGCCGCCGTGCTGAACGAAGTTGCCGCCGAAACAGGACAGCCCGTGGTTGTGCCGCCAAAGCCAGTGGAAGAACCGCAGGCCGTTGCCGCACCGTTGGGTGCGGTGGAAGCCATGCAGGAGGCGCCATTGCATCAGGCGGAGCGCGAAAGCTGGATGCAGGACGTTACGCCAGCTTTGCGCAGCCTGCAAGAGAAGATGACCGCCGCAGGCATGGAGGGATCGGGCGGGTATGCCGACCAGGTGCGCGCAGCCGTAAGGCGTGCCAACCCAGAGGCCACACCTGAGCAGGTTGAGGCCGCAGTACAGGATGCCAACAAACAGCTTAAGGCTTATCTGGGCGGTGTGTACCAGGACATGAAGGGCGAGAAGCTGGCAGCCATGCGTTACGGCGAGAGCATGCGCGACTTCACCCTATTGAATTATGGGCAGCGCTACGGCTTTGACAACGCCCTGACCGCGGTTTTCCCATACCAATTCTGGACAACCAGAAGCATGTTGAACTGGGCGCTGCGTGCCATTGACCGCCCTGCCATGTTGTCCAATTACGCCAGGCTCAAGATGTTCCTGCAACAGGGAACAATGGAGCGCGACGGCTTCCCAAGCCGGTTGAAGCGGAAGATGGGCATTAACCTGCCGTTCCTGCCTGACTGGATGGGCGAAGGCGTGTTTATTGACCCGATGCGCCAGATTTACCCGTTCGAGAACTTTTATCGCCCGTTCCAGCAGATGGATCAGCAGCGTGGAATTCAGGTGCGCAAGACACAGACCTTGATTCAGGGTTGGCTGGCTGATGAGCAAATCAGCGATGCCGAAGCACAGGAAGCCCTGACGACGGGCAAGGGTATGTTGTGGGAGAAGGCATGGGCGCAATCCGGCGACGAGATGCAGAAAGAGATTGCCAACCCGTTTGACTTCATGCAAACCATGATGGGTGCAAGCCTGCCGATTCAGTGGGCGTATAACATGGCGCGCGGCACACCGGAAAAGATCGGACAGTTGCCCGTTACCCGCATGGTGCAAAGTGTGACCGGCGGGCTGGGTATCGGCGGGCCATCCGGCATCAACATTGAAAGTCCGGCGCGCAAGGCGTTGGGACTGCCAGAGGTTGATCAGTTCTATGATTATCGCGTTGACCGTATGCTGGCTGGCATGGCTGCGGACGGAGAGATTACCACAGACCAGGCGATGGAAGCCGTGATGAACCGACAGGGCGAGATTTACGAAGCCGCGCAACGCAAGGTGGCACAGATGGGCGCATGGCAATACTTTGGCGCACCGCTGGCGCTGGACTTCTTCCCCGAAGGTGAGCAGACGCAACGCCAGTTGCGCGAGGAATATCAGCGCGCACTGGACGCACGCGAGAACGGCGACAACGAAGCCCTGACCCGCTTCTTTGACGAATACCCTGAGTATCAGGTACAGCTTGCAGCATTTCAGGACCCGGAAGAACGCATGCGCAAGTTTATGATCTCGGAAGTGTGGGATAGGTACATGCAGATGCCATCCATCCACCGCAAGCAGGTGGCAGAGCAATTGGGGTCAGCCTTTACCGACACCTTCCTGAACAAGGAAACGCGGGACTATGATTCAATCAACAGCGAGACCCTGGCGCTGTGGTCGCAGATGCTGGGCGGACGTGCGCCAGGCAATGAGGAAACACCAAACATCAGCCTGAACCTTGCACCGCAAGCCACAGCCGACGCGGTGACAGCGTACTACGAGGAAATGCAAACCCGCTTCCCTGGCATTGGCGACCTGAACAACATGCTGTACAGCCTGCCGCAGGAACAGCAGGAGCAATTCCGCCAGGCGTACCCGCAGCTTGCGGAGTACACGAAGTGGAAGAATAAGTACCTTGCCGACCACCCCGATATTTTGCCTTGGGTGCAGAGCGAGAAAAACGAGCTGTACGGTCTGCCGGCAGAGTTACAGAGCGTGGTATATGGCTTCCGTGCAGCGAGGGAGGAGCGGTTCCCCAACCTGAACCAGTTGCAGGATGAGTACTTTGCGCTGGATAAGGAGAAGCGGTCGGATTATCTGAAAGCCAATCCAGAGCTTGCCGAATATTGGGAATGGCGCAAGCAATACGCCGCGCTTTACCCGCAAGCAGCATCATACATTCTGGGAGACGACGCGGTAAGCAAGGCAATTCTTGGCGATCAAGATGTGCAGCAGTTTATGTACATGTATCGCCAGCAACGTGATGCAGCCTTCCCCAATATCGAGAAATTGCAGGATCAGTATTTCAAGCTGACAACATCTGCCGATAAGAGGAAGTTCTTAAGAGCCAATCCAGAATTGACGGCTTATTGGGACTGGCGACAGGCGCAGGCGGCCCTGTACCCCGCCGCAGCCCCGCTCATATTGAGCGAACAAACATTAAGTAAATCCATTCTGGGTGACGAATACGAAGATCGGATTGTTTCAGCCCAGGTCGTCAACGCCTTCTCGCCTGAATTGTTGGGACAGGTAATGGGCAACATGCTGTACGGCGAATCGCTAACGGTTGGCGCGCGCAAGGAATTGCAACAGCATATGAAGGCGGTTGGCTTTGAGGGAAGCATTGAGGAATTTATGGACGCCTTGAAGCCGGGCCTTGGAATGAATTAGTTGTAAAGACAATTCCATTCCCTATAATGTGAATTAGCCCGACAGAGGCGACACCCGGGGCGAGCAATATATATTGCTCGCCCCATTTGTATTTTAACAACCTATGGAGGAACAAAATGAGTGATTTACCCAACGGGAATGTTTCAACGCCAGCCGGTGAGGGACAGCCGGTTATCCCTTCTGAGAATGGAGGCGGCAATGGAGCAGCCCAACAGCCAATTACTCGCGAAGAGCTGATGAATCTGCTCGACCAGCGCGAACAGTCGCTGGCGAAAATGGTTCAGAGCCGAACCGACAGCGCCGAAAGCCGCATCCAGAAACAGATCAGGGAGCAGCTACAGGCAACGAATGAGGCTGCAAAGGTTTTGCAGCAGGCGGGAGCCAGTATTGACCCGTCTGTTCTCCAGAGAGTGGAGACGGAAATCATCCGTAACGCCTTTACCCAACCCGAACCTGTGACGCAACCTTCTGCCCCGGCAGCCCAGCCGACACAGCAGGAGAGCGTAACCCCAGAAGCGGTGGCAGCCAACACCATGGCGGAGTACCTGGAAAGCAAGCACGGCATCGGGTTGGACGAAAACGACCCGGAAGCCGCTGCCCTGCGCAACGCCAGAACCCCGCAGGAATGGATCGGTATTTACGATCAGGCATTGGAAGCCAAAAAGGCGCGCGTCAACACCCCTCCGCAGGCACGAGTTCCCAGCATGGGGACTGGACAAGCAACCAACCTGGAGGCCGAGTATCGGCGCGAGCTGGCAGCCATCCCGCGCGGAAACGTGGAAGCGCTTTTCCAACTCAAACTGAAATACCGAAAGGCAGGTCTCCAGATTTAGCCGCATATGCGGCCCGCGTAAAAGCGGAAGGAGACAACCATGACCGTTTACGACCAGCAAGTTACCACCTACAGCGATACCACCCCGCACGAGCGGGTAATCAATGATGTCATCGCGTTGATTGACCCCCGTGAAGTTCCGCTGATTGACGCCCTGGGCGGCCTTGACGCCGCGCGCTCGAAGTTCAAGATCGGCCTGAACGGCTACAAGATCGAGATTCTCGAGGACGAAATGGAGCCGTTGACCCCCACGGCCAACCAGGGTACCACCATTGCCACCAACGCATCCAGCCTGACCGTTGCGGATGCTTCGGTATTCCAGCCCGGTCACATTTTCCTGATCGACTCGGAGTACAAGTGGGTATCCGCCGTTGACACCGCCAACAACACCATCAGCATCAGTGCGTATGGCGGAACCAACGCCACCCACGCCGCCACCAGCGCGATTGAGCTGGTCGGTATGAGCCGTTTGGAAGGCGACGACGCGGATTACGGCCCGATTGTGGACATCACCGCACCCTACAACTACACCAGCATCTTCCAGGCTGGCCTGAACATCAGCGGCACCCAGCAGGTGATTGCTCAGCATGGCATCTCGAACGAATACGAGTATCAGTCCATGAAGAAAATCCCGCACCTGATGCGCCTGATTGAGAAGCAGATTTTCCACGGTGTGCGTGCTGCAGGCAGCGCCACCACCCCGCGCGGCTTCGGCGGGTTGGGTACTTTCATCACCGACAACAGCGTCAACGCTGGCGGCGCAATTGCCAAAGCTGACCTGGACGACGTGATGGAGTATTGCTATGCCGATGGCGGCTTCCCCGATCTGTTCGTGTGCAACCCTGCCGTTGGGCGCGACGTGAAAGACCTGATTGACACCAGCTCTTTTGTGCGCATTGACCAGAAGGAAAACAGCATCGGCACCGCTCCCGTTCAGAACATCCGCACCCAGTACGGCGATTTGCGCGTGCTGATGAGCCGCTGGTGTCCGGTGGGCAAGGCGTACGTACTGACCAGCGCAAAGGTTGGTCTGTATACCCTCCGTCCGTTCGCCTGGAAGGAGCTTGCCGCGACCGGTGACAGCAAGAAGGGCGAGGTGATCGGCGAGTTCTCCATGTTGGTGGCCAACGACAAGGCCCACGGGTACATCTACGGCATCCCCAGCTAACCCATTCACTCAGAAAGAGCAGGGGCGGGATAAAACCCGCCCCTCATAAAAAACATGGACAAGATCAGCATAGGAATACCAGTATACGGTCCACAACCCGCCAATTGGTGGGCGCCGCTGGTAAGCATGACAGCGAATCTGCACAAACAAGACATTGACCTGACCGGTTTGCTTACGGCGACGTCAATGGCAACCGACATCAACCGCAATTCCATCGTTGAAGAATTCCTGAATACCACAAATGATTGGCTGGTCTGGATTGACGGCGATAACCCCATGCCCACCCATGGCATCCGCCGCCTGCTTGACACTGCCAAAGACGGCAAGACGATTGTATCCGGCATTTACTACCAGAAAGCCGAGCCGTATATACCTGTGGTTTTCCGCAGGCTTCCAAACAACCGTTACACGGAATTGAACGAATGGAACCACGGGGAAATCATTGAAATTGACATGGCTGGCATGGGCTGCTGCATTACGCACCGCAGCGTGTTTGAGGACATGCGCGAACAGTTTGTACCCATGCAGCGATGGGCTGGCGGAATCGTTCCCGTTCACAGGGATGACATCAAGGGCAGCATACCTGAATCCAGCGGGGTTGCTCGTCCGAGGTTCCGTGATGGGCAATGGCACGAAACATACAGCCGCCCTGAACCACACGCCATCCGGTTTTGGCCATGGTTCTACCTGGAATACGGCAAGACCGAGGACGTGACCTTCTACGAAAACGCACAGCGGGCAGGGCATTTTGCTTACTGCGATACCAGCGTTGAAAGCCCGCACATTGGAACATGGAAGGTGGATGGACAGGTTTACCGCAAAGCCAAAGCGGAAAGACTTGGCAGCCAGAACCGCATTACCGAGTACGTTTCGATTGACTCACAGGGAGAGGCATATGAGCAGGAAAGTGCTTGAAATTGGCCCGGGACACAACCCGCAGGCGCAGCGCATCTGGGAGGGAGCGGTGGTGGAAACCATGGACATGGACGAAACCGCCAACCCGACCCACCTGCATAACGCGAACAGCATCCCCGAAGAACTGCATGGGCAGTACGACATTGTGTTTGCCAGTCATGTACTGGAACACTTTTCCTACAAGGACACAGCAACGGTGATGCAGGAATGGGCGAAGGCGTTGAAGCCGGGTGGAGAGATGCACCTGGTTGTGCCGAGCCTTGAATGGTGCGCCAGGGAAGTGCTGGAACCCACACAGGGGAAATCTCTGACTGTGTTGATCATGCTGTACGGCGGGCATAATAACCCGTGGGACTTCCACATGGTTGGATTTACTGTTCGGCACCTGCGCGCATTATGCGACCAGATTGGCATGCCGGTTGTCAGAGCGAGAAGCGGGCCTTGCATGATCAACGCCTTTGGAACACTGGTGGAGTCGGAGCAGCATTACATCTGCTGCGTGAAGAGGAGCGACCATGAGGTGTAAAAAGGTCATCCGTATGATAGGCCAATATGTCAAGAAGTGGCAAATGTCGCTTGGGCTTGCCAGCTGGAGGATTGACCAATACCACCACAAGGACAGCAGTTACTTCCAGTCAGACAACGACTTTGTGACAAGGGCGGAAGTATTTGCAGACTGGCGCTACCTAAAGGCAAATATTCACTTCAATCTTTGCGAAATGAAGCATTTGCCAGTCGATGAGATTGAGCGCATTGTTGTTCACGAGCTTTGTCATATTTTGGTCAACGAAATGCGCAGCAGCGGCATTGATCACGAGGAGCGCGTTGTTACTGGTCTGACTGACGCATTTATGGATGGAGGCGCACATGACAAGGTTACTTGACCTGATGCTTGACATTGCGCGTGAGGTTGGCATTGTGCGCGAGGGCACGACCAGCAGCGCGGGCACGACCACGAGCATTGTTGATTCTGGTTTGCGTGTTCCTGCAGAGACATACCAGGGCGGAACGCTGTTCATTTTGAGCGGCACATATGATGGCGCGGTAAAGGTGATCACGCAGCACGGCAGCGGTGGGAAGATTACCTTCTCCGGCGCGTTGGGCGGTGCGGTTGCCAGCGGAGTGAGTTACGCCGTTGCCCTGCCAAAGTACCCGTATGACCTGCTGCGCCAGACGGCCATCCGCGCGATTCAGAAGCGCAGAATTGCCATGCACGACGACACGCTTGTTACCGTTGCCAACCAGGAAGAATACACCCTGCCGGCCGGAGTAAGCGACGTGCGCCAGGTGTGCATTTCGTCAAACAATACATCCCCTTACGAATTTTTGCCGTCTTACTTCTGGAACATCTCGGAAGGGAAGCTGATTTTTACTGCGCCGCCCAGCACGGCGGGCATGGTTATTCGCCTGATTTATGCGGGTAAACATGCCAGCATTGCCGATGCCGGAAGCATTGATCAGGCGGTTGATTATGAGTGCGCATTATGGGCTGGCGTGGTTGATATTTACCGGTGGATGATGAACAACACCGGCAAGGACAACCCGGAGATTGTGGAGCTTCTCAACGAAGCCAAAGTAAACGAGGACATTGCTGCCAGACATGCCGCACCCGTTCCTCAACATGCACCCATCCACGCAAAATGGTAGAGGTGAAACATGATAAACGTTTCGCCCACCACCCCCAACCCGACGCATGACATCAGCCTGACTGACCCTGACGGCAGCCGCATTGGCCTGAATGTGGTCAATTCGCGCGGCGACCATGAACCGTCTGCCATTACCCACGCACCCACCGACCGCATGGCATTGAAAACAACCAGCGGCAACAGCCAGTATTCAGACATGCAGTGGCCGTGGACGCCCATTGCCCAGGAGGATTGGAGCGAGGGCAGGGCCAACGAGGATTTTGACAAGGCCGTTGCGCGTTACATGGACAGCAAGCGTGCAAACACCCTGTTTGGTCCAATCTACCTGGGGCCACAGGAAACCTACACCAGCGGATACCGCAGCGCCAATTACTCGCTGCCGGGCAGCGTAAGCTGGATTGCCCTGCTTGACGAAGGCGCGCGCAAGTACATGGCCGTAAGATTTTTTGCCAGCGCCAGTTACTCAGCGGAAGTTATCGCATTGCACATCAGGCGGCGCGGAGACCCAACCGCCATGACGGTTGAATTGTGCGCCGATGCCGCAGGAGACCCCGGAGCCGTTCTGCAAACCGCCACTGTGACCACGACGAATGTTACCGACATCGAGGCCGAGTTTCATTATATAAGCATCACGGCGCAGGCGCTGACCAACGGGGTGCCTTACTGGGTAAAGGTGTATGCCAGTGGAACCACTGACGATCACTGGGAGGTTGGCACAAAGGCCGAAGCAGGAACCAGCAAGGAGAGCACGGACAACAGCACGTGGAGTACATCCAGCGTTGACCTGTATTACCGCGTGACGGCAACAGATGTCACCTACACACCACGCCTGTTCCAGTACAAGAACGCGATGTACCTGGTATTGTCACCATCCAGCGGAGCGCCGAGCCTGTACCTGAATGGCGACCGTGGTGTTGCTGATGCAAACACAGGAGAACTTACGCTACTGAAAGACGCGACCAAAGCATGGGCAACCGACCAATGGGCAGGGTGCGTGGTGTACATTCGCGGCGGCACGGCCAGCAACGAGCCTGTGCCTTACCGAACGATCACCGGAAACAGGGCAACCAGCCTGACGGTTGATACAGCATGGACAATCACACACGACACCACCACCGATTACGTGATTATCGGCGCGAACACATGGCAGCTTTTGAGTCCAACCGGCCTGACAGCCCCTGTAACCGATGTACTTGTTGTCAATGACATTGTTTACTTCGCTCAGGGTGAGAGCGTGAACATCCGGCGCATGCAGTTTAACGGCAGCACCGGTGTGCACGATTACGCCGACGACGGCACAAACAAGGCTACCCACATGACCACTGTTCGCGACGCCACGGCAGGGCTTGAGGTCTGGCGGGCAAACAACAGCGCCAACCCGACCATTTCAAAGGCTCCGGTTGTGGCGTGGGGGACCAACCTCACGTTTGCGGCGACAGCCGACACCTTCAAGGA